CAAGTGAATATCTAACTTGTTCAATTGAGGCATACCAAAAGTACCTACCATTTCTGATTGTGGTTTGTGGAAAGATCCTTGGAGTATAACTGACCTGTCTTCGGCCATTGAATCTATTGTAGTCTCATCACTTGTCCCAGTAATTTTTACAAGATCCAAAAATCCCAAGCCATGCGTGTGCTTGACTATGTCCTTCAAGATATCTATCATAATATTCATTATATGTTATATTTAGATTTTAATCAAGTGTTATTTCAGAAACTTTGTATGTAAATGGATTATTTTTACCAGGTTTCTTGAATATAACATAATTAGCGCCTGTACAGAACTGTCGCATTTCAATGACTTCATAACCTTCTTCTTTTATCATTTTTTCCATTGCAGACTTGGTATTATAGTTCCAATAACCACGTTTCGCCTGATGTAGGTCATAATCATAATGGCAATCCGCATATTGTAAAAATACGTATCCGCCCGGTACCAAAATTCTTTTGATGCTATTTAGATAATGTTGTATATGGTTTTGTGTGAAAAACACAAAAGTGTCCCAACTAAAAATAAAACTGCATGACCCTTGTGGAATATTTGAACATTCATGATCTCGGGTAGTATAAAATGTCAAATGTTTTTGGCCACCAGGATTGAATCTTCTTCTTATTTTCCTTTCTATGCTTTGCAACACATCGAGGAAGAAGTTTTTTCGCCACGATCTAAATTCTTTGCTGAACATTCCGTTTCCGGGACCTATCTCTAAACTGCAATAGTCACTGGTCTTGGTAAATTGAAATATTTTGGTTTGTATCATTCTAAACAGTATGTCCGAGACATTTGAATTTTTTTGTTTTTCCTGCAGATCACGTTCAAACCATCTTGTTGTTTTATCCAAACGATCTATCTGTTGGCTATTATTGGCATCAACGGCCACTGCTAGATCCTCTAATATTTTTAAATTTGAATCAATTAGTGCTTGTAGGTCTGCTTTTTTGACCTTTCGTAATTTTTCTATTAACAACTTTATTTCTTCTATGCTTAACATTTTTCTAATTCAATAACATTTCCGTCTATTGTTTTTTTACCTGCATCCTCAAAATTTACAGTCACCCTATTTTTGATAATTGATTGGACTTGTCCTATACCCCAATCCGGAGCCTTTGGATTTTTTACCCTGTCACCCGGTTCATAATCAAAAAAGTACGTGTTCATATTTAGAATTCAAATAATTTGTTGAATGTGTTTGTGGTTTCAGTACTCTGTATATCCCAACCTAAAACACCGATTAGGTTATCTAGTTTTTGATCTAATATTGCCTGTTCCATTGCTTCGTTGTCAAACGGAAGGTCTTTGAACCAATCCGGGATACGCAGTTCATCTACAGGGTATGCAATGCTGGTGTAATTCAATGGATTATTCTTTAGTTTGCATACTATAACTTTTGCACCATCTGTGATTGGCAAAGAGTACTTGTCTCCATACATGGTCCTGCAGTTGTTCCAGTTTATACTTGCCCTTACGTGTCCTGGCATATTTGCTTTGCCTTGTTTCTTTTCTTTCTCCCAATATTCAGTGATGTTGTTTGCTCTTTTCGGAGATCCTTTCTCCCAACCCGGCCTTGCTTTGAACTCTGTTCTAAAATTTGTTATTGCCTCTAACACTTGTTCTTCTGTCGCTCCTGTCAACACTTGATATAAGATATCACTCAAAAAGTCCTGCACAAATACAGGAGTGTCAGATCTTTTAAGATCTAGGCCCATTGCTTTAACTTTTCCTTCTTTGCCTGCCGTATCAACTCTTTCACCTTCTTTGTCATAGTATAACACTGCATATCTTTTCTTTGTGATGTAAAGACCTTTCACAGCAACCAGTTCTCTGCCTGCTTTTATCACAGAGCCTCTTGTGGTTGGACAATGGAATGCTTTGTTCATAAATCCTGAAAAAGTAGTATTCACTTCGTCGGCGATTTTATCATAGAGTCCGATCACACTCTCCTTGCTCCATGGTATTTTTCCGTTGTCTATTTCTTGTGCCAGAGTCTTGTGTGCTGAAAAGTACACAGAGTCAGTGTCCCCATACACAATGCTTTCTCCTGTGTGATCATACTTGCCTCCTACTATCTCATTGACTTTTGCCCCCATGTGTTTAGTAATGCATCTGCCAGTCAATGTGACAGACTGTCCTATCCTCATGTCAAAAAACCTGCACCCCGGATTCAATATTGCACCATACAAACTGTTTAGATTAATTTTTTTGACAAGTTGTCTCTTGTCCCAATATTCTCTTTCTATTTCATTACTACCGGCGTCATGCATTTTACGTTGCATTTCTTTTCTTTCCGCGTACCAACGTTTTAACAAGCCAGGAATAATGCCCTCTTGTTCGTAAGTGAATATTGTGCCGTTTGCAGATATCATCCATTTGTTGTTTCCTTCAAATATCACATCGTATAGTTGTGCCGCACTCATACGCACACTAGTTCCGTCACTCCAATCCACAATAATCTCTGTGCCACGTTCCTTTGCCATTACTGCCTGATATTCCCAACTGCCAAACTGATTATCCCAAGCGGCCGCGAATGATTTCTTGGCATGTCTGGCTCTGTTTATTTCTGCGGATGTAATCACCGGGCGTATTTGTCCTACTATTGTTTCAGGACCCATGTTCAATGCTCTAATCACACTAGGATATAGTGAATTTATATCGATTGAACCTATCCAATTGTGCAGTCCTTTTTTTGGAGTTGCCACATATGCACCGGCCGCCGTTACTGGTTCCGCATCTTTGTCTCGATATTTCCTGCCAGGCACGATCATTCCACGCCTGTGTGCTTCGTTTACTATTGCTTGTTCCGTCACTGCCACTGCACCCATGGTTGTTTGTAACAACACTGTGTTTTGGTGTGCTATTTCGTTGGCTAGTTCTATAAATTTTAATTTTTTCTCAAGTTTTGCAAGTAGATTGCAGTCTTGTCTATTGTATTCTATGAATAATGCAAAGTCATTGTTGTAGAGTGCGTCAAGTGATCCCTCATACACAGTTTTCTTTTCACCCAGTTCATGGTCACCAATGGCATCAAGTCTGAAACTGTGTCTTTCTTCGTATGTGTACTTTCTATAAAGTTCTAATAGGTCCAAATGCACCCTACCAATTAAGTCATAACTTAAATGTTCCTTGCCATATTTTTCAAATACTCTCTTTTTTGGTTTTTCTCCCCAGAAACACAAACGCCTTGTGTCGTCAGAACTCATAGTTTTTTGTATTCTTCCCACAGTGTACGGTATATCATATCCCTCGGAGTTCCATCCTGATATGATATCAGCGTCCTCAACCAGTTGCAAGAATGCGTCAAGCATATCTTTTTCCTTTTCAAATAAAAGTGTATTCGGAAAACGTTGTGTGAGAATTTCAGCATCTTTCATGCTTAAAGTTTTCGGAGGCACAGCAAAAGTAATCAGTTGATCCGTCCAACCCATATAACAACTTATGGCAGTAATGGGCATGAACGGATCATCTGTAGTGGCATAACCCCTTTCGGGATCAAAATCCACCTCAATATCAAAAAACAGCACGTTTAGTTTTGGAGTGTCCTTACCGAGATAATTCTCCTCCAAACATCTAAACACCGGATTGATATCTTGTTCATAAAGAGACTTGTTGGATCTTATCCTCTGCTCCTTGATGAATTCTTTTGATGTTGTGCATTGAACTTTTTGCAAGGGTTCACCTGTTATAGACCTGTGTTTACCTCTTGAATCAGGATAATAAAACACATACCTTGCAGGATATTCTACAAACACACGTCCTTTTTTTGGATCTCGTTCTACAACGTATATTTTATCTTCGTCTTTTTTATATAGGGCGTCTATGTAACTCATGCTACGGATACAACTTCAAAATAAAATGCTGTTGGATCTGATTTGTAACTGTTTACCCAAAATTCTTTGAGTAGTTTCAACATTAAAGTTTACCGGCTGTGTTCAGTATACTTTCTAATGTGTCCATGTCATCAGCGATGTTTTGGTAGTTGCCTTTGTGTGCAACTGATATCGCTTTATTGATCAATGCTGGTTTTAATTCAAGTTCTTCTGCGATTGCTTTCACAGTGTCCTTAAGACCTGATTTCAAATCTTCAACTTCGCCCAGCACTTGAGAGCCTTGTGAAATTATTTGGATTAGTTTTTGTTTTTCTGCTTCATTAAAGTTTCTTACTGCCATGTTTTCTCCTGTGTTATGTTTTTATTATATGATATTTTTTGTTTGTTTGCAAGGTAAAATTTTGGAAATTTCCAGTGTTACTTATATCAAAATTTTGTTATCAGATCTTTTGTACTACAAATATCTTCTGACTGGTCAATCTGATAATCAGAACATATTTTTTCTAAATACGTTTTGTTATTACTTGCTAATTCTACGAGTCTTTTGTAATTGTATTCGACGTCGGCATTAATTTTTTCTTTATCAATCATATTTTCAAGCCAGTGTTCACAGTTCTGAATTATTGCATGGAGTTTTTCTTCTTTTCCATTTATCGTGTCATAGTTTTTTACTGGCAAATATTCTTCGAATGTTTTGAATCCAAGACTTTTTAATTTATCTAGGCTTCCTTGGTCTCCTGCCAGTATAAATGGAACTTTATTCAGTATTGTTAGCCATGTTTTTTCCGTTATCCAAGGATTATCATTTTCATTAAAATTTGTTTCTGATATTATCCTAAAAAGAGATTGTGCGAATATTTTTTCATCATATGGGATTCCGCCATAATGTAGGCTTTGTTCTTGGTATATAACTTGTATGTTGTCAGGATTATTGGTGTTTTTTGTTATAAAATCTTCAAACTGTGTTTTGTCAAGTTCAGGGATAAGTTTTCTACATTCATTTTTAATAGAATCATTCACATGCAACGACCATATGGCTTTATTTAAAAAATTTGATAGTTTCCAAAGTAGGCGCAGTCTATGTGGCCTATTTGGTTTACCAGTCAACAAAAGAAACTTATCTGCTTCACTATTCCATTTTACATTTGTTTTGGATTTTTTCTGCAAAACTATTTTGTCGTATGTGCGCCATAGAAAATAATCAATGTAATAAACTTTTGTGTCTAGTGTTTCGGATAGATTGTATTTTCTAAAATATGAATTAGCCAATAGTATGTTTTTAATTTTACGTTTATTTAAACTGGCAAATATATTCTTAAATAGATCTATTCTCCTCATTAGATGATGTTCCCATAAAAGATTTGTTACTAAAACAAAGTCTCCACTTGTATCAATTCCATTTAGGATTTCATTCACGTATTCGTCACTGTTATTATATTTTCCATGGTTCCAAATATATGAAGTTATGTTGACAGTGTAATGGTTACTCATATTTTTTTGACAACCTTTTATGTAAAAGTTTATTTTGTATCATGCCTTCATAATTAGCGTCCCAGGCCTGCTTTGCAAAATTATAATCATTGAATAATTTTTGATTATCTTTTATGGCGTGGTGTATTCGTTTTGCGTGATCTTCTATATCATCATAGTCATGATTTATGTGAGAGCGAAACATATCAAAACCCAGTTGTTCTAAAAACCGTACTGTGCCTTTCGCACTACAAATAATAGGCAAGTTCATAGCATAAACACTATTGACAAACTTCTCCGTTATGAAAATTGGTGCTTCGTTACCAGTCTCTTCATCGGCAACACTTGTTTCATTCACTACTTCTACAAGTGTACTTTTATATAGTTCTCGTAGATACATATCAAAATTCAAAGCATTATTACAATGACCTAACTTATTGTAAGTTTGCCAAAGAAATCTTTTGGATCCCCACCATGGTCTGGACAACATTTTTTCGTATGTAGATTGTAGATCGAATGTTAGATCTGTCTGCCATTTACATCCATGCATGATTAAGTCATTCATTGTTTTAAAATCTTTTGCCATGTGTGTTTTTACACGCATTTCACCTTTTGACATATCTGCATAGTGCATAAGACAAGTGCTACTAAAAATCCTGCAGTGCCTTGGCCCTAATGTAAGTGATATCCAATGATAATCATTTTGAGAATGTGTCTTTACGATGTCGTTAAGGGCAAAATATTCTTTTGCTTGTATATGGAATTCTCCACCCCACCATGTGTTCACAATGTCTTTGTGTTTAAATGGATTGCGTTCAGCACCTATCCACCAAAGTTTTGCTTTTGTATCCTGCAATTCTTTCAAAATTCTTTGTCTTGTTTTATAATGTGTCAGATCTAAACAAAAAATTACATTAAATTTATTAGCATCCAATAATGGTTCATGAATTTTATCTATATCATTTCCGCCATGGGCAAAAAAATGCACATTAAAGTCAGTTCGTATTTTCGTGAAGTTTTCGAAGATCCTAAAAAATGGATCATCTCCTGCTCTGCGAGTAATCATAGATTACTTTTTCTTTTTGTTAGATACGTTTATAGCCTTGCCACGTCTTTCAGGATTTTTATCTTTTCTTCTTTTTCTTCTCACTGCGGCCGCTATTGCTTTCTTGCCACCACTTCGTCTTTC